CCTTGAATTCGTTGAACAGGACATTGATCTGCTCGGGAGGGAGTTTCGTCGCCTCGGCGATGCTGGCCTTGAGCTCTTCCTGCTGCTCCGGCGTCATGCCCTCGATGTCGGCCTCGACCAGCATGGAGAGCGCCTCTCCCTCCCCCAGGATCATGGCCCGCAGCGCCGGATCCACCAGGCCCCAATCGACCTCCGGAAGCAGCTTGGCGACAACGGCCAACTCGCCGGCGCCGCGCTCCATAAGCCCGAGCTGCTCCTGCACCTTGGCGAAAATGCTTTCGGTCTCCAGCTCCATCTTCACCGCCAGCGTCGGCTGAATGTCCTCCAACCCAGCCAGACGCTGGGCCTGCTCCTCCAGCCGGCGGTTCCAATCGGCGGTTGCCGCCGAGGCGGCCTCTTCCCGGGCCGTGACGGCTTCGATCGCTGCCCCGTAGAGCTCCTGGATCCTGGCATTGGTCAGGAGCTGCCGGGCCCGCTGATTCATCAGGGCGTCGTACTGCTCCTCCGTGATGATGGCCAGCCCGACCGCATCCGTGAGCGTCTCCGTCGCCTCGAAGCTCTCCGCCAGGCGCAGCACGGTCGGGCCCAGCGCCTCGGCGGCGAACTTCTTGGCCTCATCGCCGATGTTTTTGATCTGCGACTCGAGCCGTCTGAAGGCACCCAGCGTGGTGTCTGCCACGGAGCCTACGCGCTCCAGCTGGGCTTCCGCCTGCTGCAGGAAGGCCTCACGGAAAGCCTCAGCCGCGTCGAGCCCCGAGGCCTTCAAGGCGTTGACCCGCTGTTTGAATCCATCGACGGAGACCCCCAGCGCATCGAAACGCATGGTGGTCATGTTTGACAGCGTGAGCACCAGCTGGTTCATGTCGAAGCCCAGCTCTCCCGATACCCGCACCAGGCGACGGAGCTGGTTCTCGTTCTTGACCAACCCCAGGGACATGAGGTCCATCGAGGATGCGATTAGCTCGAACTCGGAAGCCACCCCGCCGGTCTCGCGCTTGATGGCCTGCAGGAAGGTAGTCGACACGTCCATCTGGCCCGCCAAGCGGTCAAAGCGCCGTTCGATGTTCTCCAGCTCGGCGCCGGCCTTGCCAAAATCGAAGGCCTTTTTGGCCGTGAAGCCCAGCCCGGCCACCAGCGCGGTGGCCCGCACCATACCCTTGCCGAACTCCGAGGCCAGCTTCTGCGCCTTCTCGACCTCTTTGTTGAACTTCTGCAGGTCGGATTGCGCCTGCTTGGCGCCTTCGCCCGTGCGCTTGCTGCGCAGGATCAGATCGAGGATGGACCGCTCAGCCACGCTAGTGCCTCATCCCTCGGCGGTGTTTGCCGTAGGTGGGATGCGAATCACGCCACTTGGCCCGGGCAGCCTGCACCTTCGACCAGCCGGCGCTCATGGCCGGCAGGTCATCGATATAGGACGTCATGATCTGTAGCGTCGCGTCGTCCATGTGCGGAATGTCCCAGGGACCCACCAGCACGCCGCCAAGGGCCGCGTTCACCTTGCGGGCCAGGATGATCTCCATGAGCGGCTCCCAGGCCGTCCCATGCCCCTGCGTGACCGCCAGCAGCTCATCCTTCACCCTTTTTTTGCGTGGGCCAGGTGATCGTTGATCAGGCGCCAGGTGCCGGATGTCAGGTAGAGCCACAGCGCCGGGTCCGCCGTCCGGGCCCACGCCTCCACGCCCTCGACCGTGACATGATGACTGGCCTCTTCGCCCTGGCTCCAGATGTCCGCGTACCAGGCATACAGCAGCCGATTGGCCTCATCGAGGCCGTCCGAGATCTCACGGATCTTCTTCGGATCCGCCTTCTTCTGGGCCGCCAATGCGCTGAGCTGCTTCTTGATCTGCTCGGTTTCCTCGCGGGCCAGATCGAAGCGGGCCAGCATCTCCCGATTGGGATTCACCCAGACCGAAAGGAAGTCATCTCCGTATTCCTCGGCGAGATCGCGCAGCCCGAGCGGCCGCACCACCTTGCGGATCTGAATGCCCATCATCCCTCCTAGATCGTGGCCACGTTGGTGATCACCCGGGCATCGAAGATCTGCGCCCCGGTCGGGTCGTACAGCCCATGGAAGAGGGCGGTGTCGACATTGTTGCCGCGGTCCTCCTCCGCCATCGGGATGATGTTCTCGTAGGCGCCGAAGACGTCCAGCGTGAGCGAATGGTTGACGCCGGTCCCGATCGCGACGCCCGAGTCGATCTTGATCCGGATCGCCTGCTTTGTGCCCGCCCGGAACTTATCCCACTCGGCGTCGGCCAAGGCATTGCGCTCGAAGCTCAGCGTGAGCATGACCTCCAGGACGGACTGGCCATGCGTGGTGAAGAACTTGTCGGCCGAGCCCAGGAACTTGGGGTGCAGTCCGGTCAGCACTTCGAACTCCCAGGAGCGCAGGATGGAGGTCAGCTCGGTCACGCCCCGATTGGCCCAGAGGGCATCGGCGTAGATCCGGCTGAGCTTGGCGTTGATGTCGGTCATGGTCGGCACCGACAGGGAGCCGGTGAAGCTGGCCGGGGTCACCTGACGGGCAAAGTAGTCCGCCTCCAAGGCAACCGGCGCCATCTCACCCGCCTGCGCCACCTGGCCCGAGAGCATGATGCGCTCGAACATCAGGTACTCCATCTCCACCGCCTGGGTGTCGTCGCCGGCCTCCAGGGTCATGGAATCGGGCGCGTTGGAAGCCACCATGCTGGGCGTGAAGGCCCACAGCATGTCATTCTGGCTGGGGGTCTGCTCCGCCGGCGTGATGCCGCCCTTGATCCCGCAGGAGAGCAGCGCCGGCAGCGCCTGGAAGTAGGCCGCCGGGATCTTCAGCGTGTTGGTGGCCAGCAGCTGGTCGATGCGCACCCGACTGGAACGGGCCCGCACCCCCAGGCTGTCCTCCGGGAAGCCGGGTTGGCGGTCCGGATTGACCGGGGGAATCTCGGCCCCGGACAGGATCGTGTCCGCGGCCACGGCCGTGCCGTGCGCCGCGGCGCTCTCGATCCCGAACTGCAGCTTGCTGAATGCACGTTCACCCATCAGTCACTCTCCTCGGCCACGGTCTTCCCTTTGGCCTTCTCCGGGATCAGCTGGTAGACCTTCGCCTGCACGGCCTGCTTCAGCAGGTCCACGAGGTCCAGGCGCTCGGCCTCCTCCTCGTCGATCTCATGCGGCAGCCCGGGCACACCCTGCCCCGAGCCGACGTAGCGATAGCGCTTGCCCATGCTCGCCTCCTTCAGGCGGCAACCGTGAAGCTGCCGCTCTTCTCCTTCACGTGATAGCGGAAGATGATGCCGGTGTGGGTCTTGTCGCCGTAGCGCACGCCCCCCGGTCCGTCGTAGCTCGGCGCCGTAGCGGAGGGCAGGATGGTGACCACGGTCCCGTCCAGGCTCATGTTGGCGGCCAGCTTTTCCTTGACCAGCTTGATGAACGGCACCGCCTGGCCCATGGCCTCGCCGAGGATCTGGCCGGCGGTGTAGAGGGTCAGCCCGACCTCGTGGTGCTCCTTCTGCGGGCCTCCGGCGCTGTATTCGAACTCGCCCTGCACCGGCAGGATGATCATCGAGGGGAACACGGCGATCTCCCCCGGCATGTCCGTATAGTCGTGGACCTGCTCGAGCCCCGCGATCTCCTGCAGCTTGGACTTCAATGTCGGCGACCAGTCCTCAATGGGCACCGCGGCCTCCCAGTTCTGCCGTCAGATCGTCCAGCGCCCGAGCGAAGTGATCCATCACCCGCCCGCGCGTGGCGATGAAGGCGCGGTACATGAAGTGCCGCCCGGCGGTGCGTTTCGCAGCCCGAGTACGGGCCACTCGCACGGCCGCCTTGCGGGTGCCTCTGATGGTGGTTGCGATCGCCCGCACGGAAGACGGATAGGCGGTCCCGAACTCCACCCAGAGCGCGTAGTAGGTGCGGTCGATGACCCGTCCGGCGATCTCCCCGATCGAGGAGCCCACCAGCAGCTCGTGATCGACCCCGGCCCGCAGCTGACCGGTCTCCCCGACTGGCGCCAGCGCCCGCGTGGTCTTGGCCACATCCCGGGCCGAGTTCAGCATGGCCCGCTTCAGATGCCGCTCGGCAATCGCATCGAACCGCTCCAACCGCTCGATGGCCTCCCGCAGGCCCGTCACCTCCACCTCGTAGCGGATCATCCGTAGTGCACCAGGACATAAGGCTGCAGCAGCGACTGAGCCTCCGGATCCAGCTTCTTCAGGAAGAACAGCTGCCCGATGTCGGCGTTGGCCCGGCTGTCGGCGTAGCCCTGGGTGGCCCGCATGTGGCTGCGCACCACCTGGATCTGGGCTGCATCCACGACCGGCCCAGGCGGCCGCCAGATGTCGATCTGGGTGTTCTGCGCCTGCTGGGCGGCGGTAGTGCCATTGCGGCCACGCAGGATCGTGAGCTTGTTGGTCGTGGTGTTCACGGCCGTGATCTCCCAGTATTCGCTCCCCGCCCGGGCCAGCATGCCGGCCATGAAACGCGGCACGGGGCCGAAGGCGCCGGCGCCGTCGGCATTGTTCACGGTGACCTCGGTCGCCGCGGCAGTAAGCGGGTTGTCCTCCACCTCGTCCAGCGAATCCTCCCAGCAGTCGCCCCGATCGTCGGCGTAGGCCCAGATCCCGGTGAGCTCGAGCTCCTTGATGCCCGTCGGCCAGGACCCTAGGGTCGTGCCGTTGGGGTCGATCACGATCTGGTCGTAGGACCCGGGATGAGCGAAGTCGCTCGACCGCGCCAGGTGCCAGTTCCCGGACTGGGTCAGGGCCGTGTAGGTCGCCCCGTCGTCCTCCGAGTAGCGCAGCTGCGAGATCGACAACACGTCCGGGATCCGCATCACCCTGCCGCCCTTGCCCGTGAAGGCGCGCAGCTCCGACGTCGGGAAGAACACCCGCTCGCAGTGCTGGTCGATGAACCGGCTGAGCCGCCCGGCATAGCGCAGCAGCGCGTCGTCGTACTTGGTGGTTGTGTTCTGGATGAGATCCGGGATCGAGTCCTTGATCTCCGCCGGCGTGATGTAGAGGTTGGGCATCGATCAGGACGCCTTCTTCGTCCTTCCGCTTTTCTTCGGCGCGGCTCCGGGCTGCAGGGCAGCCGTGCCCATCACGTGAGACTGGGCTTCCGGCGCAGCGGCCGTCTCGGCCGGCGCCAGGGAGGCGCTTTCACGCACCGGCGCAGCGCTCTTGGCCGCGGGCCCGATCTGCTCCACCAGGCCCGCCTTCAGCCAGTCCTGGTCCCCGGGCATCTCCAACTCCTGACCTTCCACGGCCCGGATCTTCCGCTCGCCCACCGTGGCCACAAAGCTCTGAAGGGCCCTTACACGAATCGGCTTGGCCATCATCCGCTCCTCTCAGGCTGCCGCCCGTTCGATCTGAACGGGCCGCTCTCGCTTCATGCGATCCAGCATCTCGTCCCAGCCAGGGGCCCGATAGCCGGTCGCCTCGTAGAAGGGCTGGCCATCAAGCCGGCGCTCCAGCTTCGGCAACGCAACCGGATGCACTTCCAGACAGAGCTTGTAGGTGCGATTGATCCGCTCCAGCAGCTCGCTCTTCGTGATCCCCGGCCCGGCTACATCCCAACGTCTCCCGGCCAGCTGCTGCAGGCCCGGGATCAGATAACGCCCGATCACGACCGCCAGCTCGTTGGTCGTCAGGCCGTGCCACACTACGCCGGCATATCCATCGACCTTTCCCTTCTGCTGGAGCAGCCATTCCAGCAACCCCAGACGGTGGAAAAGCTGATGGCCGATGAAAGAGGTACGAATGACGACGGCATGCTTTAGATCTTCACCCTGCAGCTTCGTCACGCCATACCAGTCCCGCTCACCGGCGCAGTCAGTGGACAGGTGGATCAGGCCGACGCCGCGCTGGGAGCAGGCCTCGTCCAGCCAGTGAGGGAAGACCGCATTCACGTGCACTGCTTCGACATAGGAATCGGCGGTTGACCGCTGTCGGACCCAGCCGATGCAGTTCACCACCGCGTGTGGGCTGGTTCGATCCAGCACGCCGAATAGCTCCTGTTGATCAACCGCATCCAGCTCCAGGAGTCCTCCAGGCCCGCGGGTCAGCATCTGCCCTCGCCGCGCCGTCCCGATCACGTGGTAGCCAAACTCCGGCAGCGACAGCACCAGGCGGTGCCCGAGCATGCCGAGCGCCCCCAGGACCAGCACACGGATCTCGCTCATGCGGCTCGCTCCGGCCAATGGACGGAACCGTCCTCGTCGATGTGGCCACAGAGCACCCGCGTCGAGGCCTTCATGCTGTAGCCGGCCGCGAAGACATCCCGGGTCCAGGTGTTGTCGCAGTACAGGCCGTCCTCGGTGTGAAAGTCGATCGCCTCCAGCACGTGCCGCTGGATCAGGACGCATGCTAGGCCGGATCCGCTGCACTCGATCACGCCCTGGCGGAGCGCTTCGGGCCACAGGCCCCGGATGGTCAGGCTCTCGCCGGGATTGCGGGCCTGCCAATCGGCATAGCGCTCCAGGATATTGACGATGTGCGATGAGCCCTTGGCCCGGAAGACCGTGCAGCCGTAGGCCACATCGCAGTCCATGCCCGCCAGCAGCTTCAGCGTTTCCGGCGGCGGCAGGATGTCGGATTCGATCACCAGCATCGCCTCATAAGTCCCCGCCAGGAAGACCTGGCGGCCCCTCCGGAACTGGTGCAGATGGTCCTGCACGCGGTCCCCGGTCGGGTTGTCCCGCTGGAGCAGGAGGGAGAGCGGGCCCTCCCACTCCAGCCTTGTCAGCGCTTCCAGCGTCCGATCCTCCAGGCGCAGGAAGGGCGTGAAGATCAGGACGTCATGCACCTACGCGCTCGGGTGCACTCCGTATCCGATGCCGCCGGCGGTCAGCACGCCGTAGACGAGACGGAAGTCGTACTCCAGGATCACCAGGCCCGGGACCCGGTATGGATTCCGCAGCAGGCGCAGCGCCGGATCCTCGCGCATGCCCACACTGAACCAGTTCCCGAAGTACACCGACTTGGCGCTGGCGGCGATCGCTGCGGCAGCCCCCGAGCGGAAGACGGAGTAGCCCAGGATCTCGCGCTTGAAGGAGCCGCCCGGCGTCTCGGCATAGAGCCGCGCATTCCCAGTGATCGAAGCGATGTCGCCGAAGGTCGGGTTGCGCATGACCCAGGCCCCCGGGTTGGCATCGTCCAGATAGAACCCGAGGGCGTTGTTGAACACGATGTCCTCGGGCTCCCCGGCGGCGATGGCCGCGGCCGCTGCGAAGGTCTTGAGCGACGTGCCGCTGGCAGCCACCTCGGTCAGGAGTGCCGTGTTATGGGTCACTCCCATCTCCTGGCCGATCCATTCGCCGATCGCACCCATGAGATTCGCATCCTCATCGTCCAGGATTTCCGAGGTGAGCTCGACTCTCCTGGTCTTCTTCACCAAGGTGAACGCCTTGTTGCCCAGCACCAGAACGTCGCGCTCATAGACGACGCTATGGTCATCGGCCTGCTCAGCCGTGGTGGCGAAGACCACTGGCTCGGCGTTCTGGTACGGGAAGTTGACGGTTGTGCCCTTGCCCGGCACCTTCCGCACGCCCAGTTTCTCCGCTAGACGGACCTCCGTCATGCGCATGGCGATCTGTCCGGAGAAACCGGTCGGAACGGCTGATGCCCCATCAGCTGCCGTGGTGATGTTCATGGTGCTATCCACGGCAGCACGCAATTCGCGCACACTGGGCAGCTTGACCACCATCGCCTGAGCCAGACCCTGCGCCACTTCTTCCTGCTCGGCCGGGACGGCCAGATCGCGCATGCCCCCGACATCGCCAGTGCGCAGGTAATGCGCCATGGCGCGAACCTCGGAGTCGCCGCGGCCGATCCGGTTGAACGCCGGCGCCCGGCGGGCGCCTAGCGTGGCTTCCAGGCCCGACATGGATTCGATCTCTTCCGCACGCTGGCGGTACTGATCGGCCTTCTCCAGCAGGGCCCTGTACTCGGACCGCTCTTCGTCGGTGAAGGAGCGGTCTTGGGCTTCGGCCGCGTCTAGCTTGGCCTTGGCTTGGTTGATCAGCTCCTCGCGCTGCGCGCGGAGCTCACGCGGATTCTTCTTCATGGTTGCAATTCCTCCACTGCTTCAGATTCGGATGGCCAATGCTCAATGGGCAGCAGCAGGCTATCCCGGGCGCGGCGCGCCTTCGCATCCTCGCCTTGGATTCCTTTCGGCTGCCCGGCATCCACCGGGTGGTCGCCTTCGACCGGCGCGGTGGTTGATAGTTGACGTCGGATGCTCATGGCAGCCTGGTCCAGGAGGCGCATATCCGCCTGGCTGGCCTGGCCGCGCTCCAGGCGCTCCAGCGCCTGGGCGAAGGTGGCGAAATCGCCGCCCAGGAGCTGCCGAACCTGGACGGTTGTCTGCGGGTAAGCTGGGAAGGTCACCGGAGAGACGTCGAAGAGATGCACTTCTTCCACGTCCCGGATCGTTTCGCCGGCGTCGGTGTACCACTTGTCGCGGACCGTGTTGAACCCGAAGCTCATCTGATCCACGTCGCCCCGCTCGATGGTGGCCA